TCCACCCATGTGGCACTGGAAAGCAGGTATAGCTTTGTAGCGTCTCCCGCGTAGACGTGAACCGTTCCCGCGTTATCCTTGGTAGCAAACGCCCCCTGCGCGCGTGCCGTCAGTGCTGTCGAATACTGGTTCAGCGCATACCAAGGCGAATAACCGACGCTGGTTGGAATGACGTTCTTTGCGTCCGTGTTCCCTCGGTTGCCAAGGTCGGGAAGGTCGGGAAGCCAAGGACCAAACGCCAGCTTCATCTCAGAATTCCGTCGCGAGAAGTTGGCCTGAAGTCCCGCGCATTCCAGAGGCCGCGCGTAAGGCCCGCAGTTCCTCATTCTCAGCCTGGATCATTGCCGCCACACCCTCAACGTCACGAATCACATGCGTGAACAGTTCCCGCTTTGCCCGCGAGCGAATGAGGATTTCAGCATCTGTCATCCAGTTATTCGTGTCGGATGTCAGGCTCAAATCACTGAGCGCCCAGTTCCCCGTTACCCTGACCGTGTAAACGGCATCCGGGATCGGATACAGCCGGATCTGCTTGGCGTGGTAGCAGAACCATGTCGGCTGGCCTTCGTCCTCTGTGCCGTTTGAACTGACTGCCTCAATCTGTTCATAGGGAACGCGGGTCAGCAGGTATTTGTCAGACCCAGAGATTGCAATCTGAACAGTGTCGATGGAAAGCAGGTTCGGAATGTCGGCATTGTCGGATGACGTATAGAATTCCTGCCCGTCTACCGTCGAGAAGGTGAACGCCCGTGATTCATTGAACCAGAAGCGTTGCTTGTCGTAGACCAGGATGGCTGACTTGATCGCTGACTGTATCTGCGATGTCAGATCGGTCCGGTTCAGTTCGTCCGCGATCCGGGACTGCATTTGGCCGTACGTCGACATTCTTTACCCTCGACTTGCGCGTTTTCTTGATTGGTTCGGCGGCTATGACAACAGGAGCCACCTTGCCTAATTCCTTCGCTGCGGACTGTGCCGCCAGCATCTGCCGCCGCCTCATAGCTTCATGCTCGGATGGTGGATGCCCGCCAACTCGCGCACCCATTCGGATGCACAAGGCGTATTCTCATACCCCGGCATGAACGGCATTCCCTCGGTATAGTGTACCGCTAGAGGCTTCCCATGCGTGTGGTCTGGTATCCAGTTCCAGGCTTCGGGCAATCCCCCGATCTGGTCGTCCGTCAGCCACTTCAACTGGTGCAGTTCCCGCCCGTCCCACTCATTCACTTGCTCATGCGTCATGCCGTCATGCGCCTTGTGGTTCACGTTGAACAGCATCAGGCTGGACCAGAGCTTGCGATTGTAGGACTGCTGAATGCAACCATCCATCTTGATGCCGTCAGACCTGTAATTGTGTTTGACTACCTGTACGGCCTTTGCCGGGTCACGCAAGTCAAACAGGCTCTTGATGTCTTCAAGGAACAGGAAGTCGCAATCAACGAATACCGCCCATTCCGTTCCCGTCAGCCTTGCCAGTTCAGGAACCAGAAAGCGCGAGTGACTGAACTGCGTCGAGAATGGACGCCCGTCCACTTCGCAGATGTATTGCCCCAGAGCATCTATCTTCCACGGTCTGGTGAACAGCCCCGCGTTCCGCAATGGGCGGTGCATCAGGGGGATGACTTCAACCGGGATGCTTGCCCGCTTCAGGATGCTCGCCTTGCACACGTCATAGGCGACCTGCTCGCGGTCGTCGTAGCCAATGTAGACTTTCATAACGGCATCACCGTGACGGCAAAGCCTTCTCGCGCCTGCGTCAAGACGTGAACGTCAAACCTTTCAGCAAGCTTCTCAACCCACCACTTCATGGGCCTGACTGTCCTGTGTGCGTTAGAGCCATCCGCGAGCGTGGCACGGGCTGGCAGCGTCGAGATGGTGAGAAGCCCCACCTTCTTCGTCACTCTCAGCAAATCATCCAGCACGGCATCAACACACTCAGGCTCGACATGCTCTAGCACGTCAATGCAGACCACGTAGTCATGCGGGACCGGAGGCGTATCAAGCCCCTCAATGCCGGGGTCGTAGCCCGTCACTTCGATATTGTACGGAACCATGCAATCCCGCAGCCGCTGCTTGCCGCAGCCATAGTCCAGGATCAGCTTGGTGCCGTAGTGTTTGCAGAAGTCTGCAACGTTTCCGGCATAGGCAACCGATGCCCTGCCCCAATCAGGCTTGTCCACGTGGGCCTTGACCTGCAGGACCTTGTATTCCTCGCTGATGAGCATCACGCAGCCCTCGCTGCCGTCATGGCTTCCAGACGGTCCGCGATGGCGTGCAGGACATCATTCCAGTCGCCTTCAGTCTTCTGAAGGATCAGTTCGTGCTGCGGATACCAAGGCATCGGCCTGACCGCATAACGCCATGCGGACTTGATGGGCGTCATCACAAGCGCCTTCTTGTTCATCGCGCCCGCGAAATGCACCACTGAGGTGCAAACCGTCACGATAAGATCCAGCCCCGCGATGCACCCAAACAGCTTGTCAAGGTCCGCGTTCATTTCGTTGTCGTGTTCAATCCGGCATCCGAATTCCTGCCGCATTTTCTCGACTTCAAGGTCTGCGTTGTTCGTGTACTGCAGGCTTACCCAGTCAATGCCGGGGACATTCAGGATCGGCCCCAAGTCGCGCGGGTCAATGGACCTAAGCCCCACGTGTGTCGCTTTCGTCCCCCCAGCCCATGACAGACCCACGCGAAGCCCCGGCTTCTTGTATGCCTTCACCTGTTCAGGATCGGGCTGGATGTAGTTCGATATAGACGGGAAGTCCTTGCGCTCGTTGCGGAAGAACCTCGGCAGTGAGCCGATGGGAACCTTATGCGTGATCCCGTAGTCCTTCGGGTTCCACCTGATGTATTCTTCTTTCCTCGTTCCCTGCACGATGCAGTCCGGGAATGACCGGGCCATGACATCCACAAGGCGCGGGTGGCAATCAATCACAACCGCTTCGGACATCTTGATGAGGTCAGGCAGGCATGAGGCGAAGAGGATTTCATCCCCCACTCCCTGCTCGCCATAAACCACCACGATCTTATTAGGCTCGCCATTCCACCGCTTGACATCCGGCCCGTAATCCCGTGCCGTCCATGTCGTATTCTCGCGGCCCCTGTCGTACCACTGCCAGCCTTCCTTGAAGTTTCCTGTTTCCAGCAAGGCGAGGCCATAGTTCAGGGCGAAGTTCGGATTGTTCGGTTCACGCTCCAGAGCGAGCTTTGACCACTTCACAGCCTCTTCCGGGTTTCCCTCGTTGATATAGGTTCCGGCCAGGTTGCTGAGAATGACCGGGCTTTCCGGGTTTATCTCGTATGCTTTCAGCATGTATTCCCGCGCCTTCGGGACATTCTGCGCGCGTCGATAGGCAGCGCCAATGGCGTTCAGGTTATCCCAGCAGGGGTCGAGTTCTTGCGCCCGGTAGAGCAAGGCAAGGGCGATGCCCGTCTTGCCAAGTTCTGCGTAGAGAGCGCCAAGGTTCGCCAGCGTCTGCGGGGCTTCCGGCTGGTTCTCCAGCACGTGGTTATAGCAATACTCAGCCTTGCGGTAGAGTTCCGCACGCTCCTGCTTCATCAGAGACGGCGTGTCTTGCGCCGTCTGGTGGTATCCAATCCCCTCGATCAATACTTCTTGCAAGGTTCGAAACTGCATACATCACCGTGGTAAGAGTAGGGACGGGCGTTATTGCCCGCCCCCATTTCTTGCTTACAGACCCGAGCGGCCAGTACCCACTACGTAGGTAACAGCGCCGCGCAGGATTGCCGTGCCCGTCGATGTGCCGGTCACGACTTTCGCCTGCAGGTAACGCCAGCGTGGCTGGGCGTCGTCTGTCAGCGAGCATGTCATGGGAAGTGAACCCGTACGGATCGTCTGATTGTCCGTCTGGGTACTGCCCATAGCACCGCCATCAACGAGATAGTCCGCTGATCCCTGCCCCGCGAGGCCGACATCAATGGTTCCCGTTGTCATCCCGGCCCATGCAAAGATCTGCAGGTTCGTGATGACCGCGCCTTGCGGAATGCGTGCAAGCATGATGAGCGACGAGGTTGAAATGGAAGCGCCCGAAGCCGTCCAAGCAAATGGAACGACCGTAGCGCCTGCATGTACTTCAACCGCGTTGCTATTCAGTCCACCCGTAAGGGCTGGACTGTTGGTTACGGTAATTTCAGCCATTAGATCAACCCTCCCTTATGGTGCAGCAGCGTAGCTGTGCATGGTGATGACACCGAAGTCGTTGCTGTTAAACACCGACTTCTTCATGCCCCAAATCAGACCGGCGGAAATGCCGACCTGGTTGCCGTAGTCGAATTCCTCAGTCTTGAGAGACATCTTGGAATCCGGCGAGTCGCTCTCGCGCCCAGTCGCCATGATGGCAGCCTGTGCACCGCAGAAGATCGCGCGGCGGGTGTTGGCAATCGCGGAAGTCGTGTCTGAACAAAGCGGCACTCGTGCCGATTCATGCAGGATGATCCCGTTATACTCACCCAACGAACCACGGTAGATGTTGTCCGCAGCTTCCTCTCGACCACCCGACAATGCCGCGCGGTTGATTTCCCACCACGTCACGGTGTTCGCCGTCGCTGTCGTGCGAAGGCTGTACACCTGGTACGGATGGAGGAAGGCAACGTACTTGTCCTGACCCTTGTGACGGATCGGACGGATGATAGGCTGTCCGCTGTCGTTGAGCGTCTTCGCCTTCGCCACTGCGCGGTCAAGCGTCGTGGTGGTGAAGGTGTCAACGGTCGACAGAGAACCATCAGTCGTTGTGGCAGACGTGCCGACGCGAATGATGTTGTTGGTCGAAGGCGCGACGGTTGAGTTGGAACCCGTGTAGCGGGCGTCCGTCTTGGCCGTGTTGCCAGCGATCTGGTTGAAAAACGCTTCGTCGATACGATCCGCAAACCAATCAGACAAGGCTGACTGATGTTCGGCCATAACGTCGAAAGCAACGCGCTGTTCGGACATCTTGCCCTTCGAACGAACTGCGTGACGCAGTTGGTCGACAAGGACTGAATCCGAGTAGGTGACGAGGGCTTCTTCATTTCCCTCAAGGGTGTCGTCCCCGGCAATGCCGGTTCCGTTCAACTGCATACGCAGGCCAACGGTTACTTTGTCGCCGGGGCCTTTGCGCACTTCGTCTCTGACCTGAATAAGCGAGGTCGATGAAGAACCCATGAAACGAGAAGCGTACGAGTCATAAATGGCCTGTACATAAAGCTTCTTCGCCCATGCCTTCACCGCCAACGAGTTATTGGTCAGGAAATTGGTAGCAGCCATGTGCTACGTCTCCTTCAAATAATGGTTGTTGTGATGTCTGGTCTAAAGCGCAGCTAACGTGTGCGAGGCCGGTGTGCCTGGTTTAACGTCGGGCAGACGAAGCGCGGCTCAATGTGCGCGGGACATCTCGGTTTACGTCGCGAGTGACGAAAGGCTTAGGCTGTTACTGAACGCCCATGATGCGCTTCATTTCGCGCTCCCACTGGCGGTTATCCGATGAGCCGAACTTGGCTGAGAATTCTTCTTCCGGCATCGAAAGAATAGCCTCGATGCTCTGAAGGCCAGCGGCTGGTGCGCCCGCTGCGGCAGAGGCTGACTTGCTTGTCGCCATGCCCCTGGCAATGCGGTCCAGATCCGGCCCCTTCTGTGGGGCTAGTGCTGGTGCTGCCGGGGCCTGTGGTCCCTTGTAGCCCAGTGCCTGCGCGCGCTGATAAGCAACCTCGGCAGGGTTCCTGTTGAGCCGTGCCGCAATCTGTACTGTCTCAATGGCGCGCGCCCTGATGGCATCGGGGATCTGGTCTTCAGGGATGCCAATTGCCATCGCTTCGGCCTTCCAGGCGTTCTGCAGATGCTCGTGGGCCTGATAGTAATCCGGCTTGGCCTTGGCGAATTCGTTCTCAAGCCTGCGAACCTCGGTCGAGATTTGCTGCGCCTGGTTTTCCTGCTGGGACGCCTGCTCCTGCGACTTGCGCCAGCGTTCCGTGTCTTCCAGCTTGCGGCGCAGTTCTTCGTTCTGGGCTTGGAAGTGGCCGATGGGGTCTTCTTCAAGCGAGGGAATCTTGGGCTGTGCGGGCTGTGCTGCTGCTGCAGGCTGCTGGGCATTGCGGAACAGCGTTTCCAGCCGTTCCTGCGCCTTCTTCATGTCGTCAACGTAGCGCCGTTCCCACTCACGTGACCGCTCCGTCGCTTCCTTGCGTCGCTGCCGTTCTTCGTAGAGTGCTGCCTTGCGGACGAACTGCCCCCGGTCTTCCCCGTCGATGGCTTCGATGTCAGGGGATGGCGGGGCCTGCTGTTCTGCTGGCGCGCTCTCTACCTGATCAGGTTCGGGCTGCGCGGCGGGCTGCTGAACGGTCGGGTTGGCTTCCATGTCGGCTACATCGGCGGCAAGGAAGTCTGGTACTGCTTTATTCTCAGCCATAAAGGCTCCTAGGTTGATGCGCTGGTAAGGAAAGTATTCGGGAGGCGTGTTGGGTAGTAGTCGAAGGTGCGGATGTGGCCGAAGGTGATGGCGCTTTCGTCTTGTCTCATAAGGTCAAGGCGGGTCACGGTAGGAACCCCGCCGCTTGAACTTCCGACCCCCGAAATGACGCCGTTTACTGCAATGTCGAAATCATTGGCTGCATAGGCACAGGCCATCTTGCCAGCCACACCGTCTGTAATTGACCCGGCAAGCACGTTGCTGTGCGCTGTGTTGTTGTCAGTAATAAGCCAGCGCCTTGCCCCCGCGTTGGCGTACAAGATCATCTCCTCGTCACCGTTCACAGCGTTGGCGTGCAGGGAGAAAATGGCAGGCGTCGCCCCGACTGAGTTCTGCACATCGCCCGTCACAACAAACGTCCCCGCTGCGGCTGCGAACTCAGACCCTAGCGTGCGGATGCACCTGTCTGCT